ACGAATATGATACAAACATATTCTTTGATAAGTATGAAGAAGAAGAGGCCTTAAGGCCAGCAGTAGATAAGTTGTGTTCTACCTGTTCTGTTGCAAAAACCTGCTTTGCAGTGGGTGTTTCAACAAAAGAGTGGGGCGTTTGGGGCGGTATATACTTAGAGGGTGGACAAATATCCAAAGAGTTTAATAGTCATAGAACAAGCAATGATTGGGGAGAAACATGGAAATATTTAACTATGTAAATAGTTTCTGTGATATGAAAGGTTATACAAAATGATTATACAGATAATTGGATTGCCAGGATCTGGCAAAACAGCACTAGCATTGGCACTTAAAGAACGAATTAATGCAATTCATCTAAACGCTGATGAGGTTAGGTCTACAGTAAACTCAGATCTTGGATTCTCCGATAGAGATAGGGTTGAACAGGCTCGACGTATGGGCGAGATGGCAAGACTAATCTCCAAACAAAATGTTGCACCAGTAGTTGTTGATTTTGTTTGTCCAACAGATGAAACTAGGGCTGCTTTTGGAAAGCCAGATCTTTTAGTTTGGGTAGATAGAATTAAAGAGGGTAGATTTGAAGATACAAATAAGATGTGGCAGGAGCCATCCAAATTTGATATAAGAATTCTTGACGGATATACAATACAACAAGAAGTAGATACGGTAATTCAGGCTGGCTCTTTATTTGATTGGTCAGCACCTACAACATTACAACTTGGAAGGTACCAGCCTTGGCACGAAGGTCATCAAGCACTTAAAGAAGAAGCGCATAAAAGAACTTCACAGGTTTTAATTGGTGTTCGTAATACATATGGAACTTCAGACAAAGATCCACTAAAGTACGATGAAGTTGAAAACTATATCAGGCAAGATAATCCTTTTAAGGACACTATGGTATTAAGACTTCCTAACATCACTAACATTGTTTATGGTAGAGATGTGGGATATAAAATTGAGCAGATAGATTTGGGGGCAGAAATTCATGCTATATCGGCTACGCAAAAACGTAAAGAAATGGGCATCTAAAATTTGGGATTGGTTAACAAAACCAAATAATATGGAGTGGCCTTCATGACAGTTACTAGGGCAAGATCATTTGCTAAAGCATTAAGTTATCGTATATGGGGAACACTTTCTTCATTTGGTGTTGCCTATGTTCTAACAAAAAATGCTACACTGTCTGGTGCAATTGCATTTTGGGAAACAGTAGTTAAAGTTTTTATTTATTACGCACATGAACGTGGATGGAACTATGTTCAGTGGGGAAGAAAGTAAATGAATAATCAAGACTATTTGCAATTTCTAAGACAGAAAAACAAAGATATCTTGTCAAAATGTTATTATTGCGATGGCTTTTCAATTACTATAATTGCTGATGGCTACGCTATAAGACCAGTCTGTAAGCAACATGATAATAGATCTTTTGATGAAGTAGAAAATGATATTAATCTAATGTTTGAAAAACAAAGAGATTTTGAATAATGTATACAGATAATATGAAGAGAGCATTTAGGTCATTGGATCATTTTGCTCCAAAAGGGTTTAAATTGCAGATAGTTGATAATGATAATTTTATCACAGTTCGTGCTTCTGAAAAATCTTTTATGTCTCTACTTGACGAAGATAAGCGTCGTGCTGTAGAATATATGATAAGGGTTAAAAAGGCTCTTGAGGACAATGGTGCAATTGTTCTTCTAGTTCGTGAAGGTGGTAAAGAGTAATGCAGACATTTCTACCGTCCGCAAATCCAGTAACAACTGCTCGCTGGCTTGATAGCAAGAGGCTAAACAAGCAAATACTTGAATGCTATCAAATACTTAATGTTCTCTCTGGCAAATCTCCTACAGGTGGATGGCGCAACCATCCTGCAGTTCTTATGTGGAAGGGCTATGAGCGTGGTCTTTGGCAGTATGTTCAAGCAATGATTCGTGAGGCCAAAGAACGAGGCATTCGTACAGAAAACAATGAGGCTAACTTAAATAAACTTAAAGAGCAATGCTGGGAGGATTGGGGTCAAACTCCACCATCATTTTGGACTGATACAACCAAACTTATGCGTGTAATTACAACACATAAAGCAAGTTTGTTTGATAAAGATCCTATGTATTATGCAAAGTTTGGATATGCAAAACATAGTTTATATAATCAACCGTGTTGTTCTACATGCAAATATTATTGGGTAACACACGAATCTAGGAGTAACATTAATGCTTGATTACCTATACTATCTTATTATATCTTCTATAATTATTTATTTAGTTATACTTAATGTTAAATTAAAACAAGTGATTAAATTAATGACAGTATCTGTACTACAAGCAAACATTGATAAACAAATTGTTGAGAATGGTGCTGCTATTTCTAATGATGAAAACTTTGTTAAATTTTTGAGTCAATCTAGAGATGATGCATTTAAATATATTGAGGAAGTTCAGCAGGGAATTAAAGATTTTTTAAATAAGGTAGATGGAACAGTAAAGTATTACGACACATACGGACTAGCATCTATAGGATTTTTTGCTCCATATGATGAAGCAATGAAACTATTTTCTGAAGAAGTTAAAAAATTAGAAAAATTGTTACCCAAGGAAAAAGATGCTTGATGCAAGGGGAATTCCAACTTGTCAATGCCCAAATTGTAACGGCGTATTATTTAAAATAACAGTTCAATTTGATCCTACTGATTATGAAATAGGGTTATATTTATTGGATGGAGAATGTGTTAGGTGCGGTACCTTAATAACTGTACCAACACCGATTGATGTACCAGGGAGAGAATAATGAAAGAAATTGTATTTTCAGTATTAACGGGATTTGGCTGTGGCGTTATTTTTGCTGCATTTAAACTACCAGTTCCAGCGCCACCTGTATTTGCAGGCGTTGCTGGTATAATAGGACTATGGCTAGGCTACGATATGGTAGTCAGGGTCATATCCTAGGGGGAAAATAAATGGACGCAAAAATGAAAGCAATGCTTGCATCATACGGACGATCAGTCCTTGGTGCTGCACTTGCTCTATACATGTCAGGTGTAACAGATCTTAAGACACTTGCATATTCACTATTGGCAGCGATTGCACCAGTAGCATTAAGAGCAATTAATCCAAACGATACAGCATTTGGCAGAATGCCAGCAGTATCTTTAGTAGAGGCCGCACTTTCTAACGTGAAAGTAAAAAAGGCTCCTGCAAAAAAAGCACCAGCAAAAAAGTAATAAATAAGTAATAAAAGATTACGGGTCAGGATATTAACCTGATCCGTTTCTTTTATGATATAATATAAAAGTACCTGCCCAAAGGGGGGTACAAAAAATGACTCGCTTAACAAGGAGGAAAAATGGTAAGTACATGGTCATTGGATCTTTTTAAAGATCCTTTTTTTATTGGTTTCAACAGAGAGTTGGACCGTCTTTCAAATATCCATCGTGAGGCAACTCGTCAATCATTTCCACCATATGATTTGGTGAAACTTGATGAGGACACTTACAAACTATCTTTGGCTATTGCTGGATTCAGCAAAGACGAAGTAGAGGTTTCTGTGGATAATGGAAGTCTAGTAGTTAAGGGTGAGAAAACCGAAGAGGCTTCTAATGAGGTCCTACATAAGGGTATCGCAACCAGAAAGTTCACACGCACCTTTGCTCTTGGAGAGTATATGGAGGTAGATCGTGCTGAAATGGCAGACGGTATTCTTAACGTCTTTGTGGAAAGAAACATCCCCGAAGAAAAGAAACCAAAAACAATCAAAATAAAGTAATACAATAGAAATAGTCCCCTACAGGACCTTGGGATGGCTTAGTTACCTTTCCTTTATATTCGGCCTTCGTGCTTGAATTCCTGTAGGGGATTTAAACTTTGTTGTATAATAATCTTATCTATGACAGAAAAAGAATTGTTACATAGACAAAAGCAACAATTCAAGAAAAGGCTGGCAGATATCAAACAGTCCAGTGGATGTGTAGACTGCGGAGAAAAAAACCCTATAGTGTTAGACTTTGACCATCTCAGAGATAAAAAATACAACATATCCAGAATGATCCATGACGGCTTCTTCTGGAAAGCCATACTGAAAGAAATATCAAAATGTGAGGTTGTGTGTGGCAATTGCCATAGGCTCTGAACCTA